GCTAAGGATTTACATCACCACCGCCAGTTTCACCAAGGAAACCAAGTTCTACGAAGACATGATGATGCTGGAAGCAATGCTTTCTGGCGAAGCGGAAGATAACCCACGGTGGTTTGGTTTGCTGTATAGCCTAGACTTGGCAGACGATTGGCGCGACCCAAAAACATGGGCTAAGGCTAACCCAATGCACGGCATTAGCGTATTTGAGGACGCAATTGCACAACGCGCCGAAGAAGCAAAACACAAGCCAGCAGCCTTAAATGAATTCTTGTGCAAGACGCTGAATATTTATGTCAGCGCCAATAGTGCGTGGATTGACAGGGGTTATTGGGATGATGAACGCGCCCTAATCACAGGCTCACCACGTGAGCCTGAAGCGGTGTTTATTGGGTTTGACTTGGCGGCAACGCGAGATTTGAACGCTGTTTGTACGCTTAAAAGATATGCAGAGGATGATTACGAAGCTGAATTTAAGTTCTTTTTGCCAGAAGATGGTTATGGCCTCATTCCTAAACATTACGGGGACATATTTAGGGTTGCAAGGCAATCAGGAATCCTGCACATTACCGAAGGCAACGTTATGGACGATAGGGAAATCAGCGATTACATCGTCCAACAGTGCCAAAAGTACGATGTAAAAGAGATTGGCTTTGATGCCTATAACGCTGCAAGTTTGGTGGCTCGATTGGTGGAAAACGGCTTGCCAGTCAAAAAAGTGGGGCAAGGAATGGCTGTTTTGTCCAATCCAAGCAAGCATGTCGAAAAACTATTGATGAATTATCAAATAAGGCATAATGGAAACGCTTTCGTTGGCTGGCAGCTAGGAAACTGTGAAGTTTATGAGGATGTGAATGGAAACATCAAAATTCGCAAGAATGAAGCCGATAAAAGCGCCAAGGTGGACGGAATCATTGCAATGATTATTGCCATGCACTGTTCCTTGGACAACCCCGCTACAAGCGGTTTTGGGTTTCGTACCTTCTGAGGTAAAACATGGCAATTCTTGACATTTTCAAGCGCAAAGACACCAAGAAGGCCGAAAGCAATACGCTTTTTGGACAAACAGCCCTTGGAAATAACGTTTTATGGGCGGCTGGTCAAAAAGGCCCACAAGTTGCCCAACAAATCCTTTACGTTACCACCGCCAGCACCACCAATGCTGGTCGTCCGGTGGATATGTCGGTTCTGTCGCGCAACAGCACCGTTATGGCTTGCGTTGGCGTAAAAGCCCGTTCTTTGGCTCAATTGCCTATTAGGGTTGTTTACCAAGACGATAACGGAACCTTTGTTGATGCGGTGCGTTCCGACAAAGTAGGCCCCCGCGACAAAGCCAAAGCAAAATCTGTACTAAGTTTGCTTGGAAACCCTAACAATTTTCAAAGCCAATACGAGTTCTGGTATCAGTGGCTGATGTGGCACGAGTTGTCTGGAGAGGCGTTTACGCTTTGGTGGCGCAAAGACCAAGAAAATAGCACACAAACCCCGCTAGAAATGTATGTGCTGGACAGCACTTTGATTGCCCCCACGGTTACGCCTACCCGTTACCCGACATACCGTCTGTCTACCCCGATGGGTGCGCCTGACTATTACGGGTTCCAAAACGGCAATCAATTGCCGTATTACCAAATCATGCACGTTACAGACCAAGCGTGGCAGGGTTCCGCTGGTTTCAATAAAGGTATTTTGGCCGCTGAACTGGTTGGCCTTGACCAAGACATTGACCTATACGCAAACTACATCATGCAAAACGGCGCAAAACCGTCTGGTTTGTTCCGTACCGAGGCAATTATCCCTGATGGCAAATACAAGGAAATTGCTGCCCGTCTGAAAGAGGCATGGAACCAAATGACTGGTAGCAAGGACAGCGATGCGTCCAAAGCCGGTCAAGGAATGTTGCTTGATAATGGCATGACGTATGAGCCAATTCAGATGTTGAACCTTCAGGACGCAGACGCAGCCGCCTTGAAGCTACAAACCATGAAACGTCTGTGTGGCGTGTTTGGCGTTCCCCCGGCAATGGTTGGAATCGCCGATCAAAAATATAACAACACACAAACTATGCTGGATGAATTCTATAAATCCACTATGTATCCGCTTTTGGTGAATGTTCAGCAAAAACTCAAGCAACACCTTTTCCCCGGATATCCGAATTTGTCGGTTGAGTTTGATACGCGCAATTTCTTAAAAGGTGCGCCACTTGACCAGATGAATTTTGCATCGGCTGGCGTTTCGGCGGGAATTATGACCCCCAACGAAGCGCGGCAATATCTTGGAATGCCAGAACACGCCGAAGGCGATGAACTGGTGTCAAAAAACCAAAAATCAGAGCCAATTTCAGGCTCTAGCCCACAAGACACGGGTGGCGGTGGTGGCAACCAAACCCGGAAAATGAACATCGGCAAATAAAGTGTCACTTATTTTTAAATTAGTGATAGCATCCTTGGCAACTTATAAGCCAAATGCTGAACCGCCAAAAAAGCGCGGCAGGCCCCCTAAAATACAAGATATTGACCTGACCAAAACTGTAGGGGTTATCCATGACCAAACACTTGACGCTGGTTTGCGAAGCCAAACTGGTAGCCGAAAAGGCAGGAAACGAATGCGGCTTGATTGAAGCCACAGTAACGACTTGGGGCGCACGGGAAGGCGCAGATGGTCGACGTTTCTTCTACAAGCCTGAAGGTTTTATGGAATGGGCAAAAGAATTTGCCGCCAAAGGCAGACCACTTCCTATGTTCGTGAATCACGAAAGCAGCAACATTCCCGTTGGCGAATGGACTGACTTTGAAATGACTGAAAGCGGTATGAACGCTTCAGGCCGCATTTACATGAACACCCAACAAGGCAAAGATTTGTATGCCGTAATGAAAGAATCGCCAATGATGTTTGGCGGTGTTTCTGTTGGCGCTTATGCTGAGGAATATCAGTGGGTTAAAGAAGATGGCGATACTTTCCCCGCAGGTTCTGGCGATTATTGGGATGAAGGTTATTTTCAAATCACCAAAGGCGGCTTGTCGGAAGTTAGCGTGGTAATTCACCCCAACAACACAAAAGCCGAAGTCAGCAAGCTGGAATATTTCCGTCCAGATGGTTCTGCTGATTTGAAAGTATTGGAAGCGGCTCTGCGGGATGCAGGGTTGTCCAAATCGGAAGCGGTTGCCGCCGCATCCGTGTTCAAGTCTGTAATTGAACAGCGTGACGCTGCAAAAGAACAGATTGAAACTGCGCCAATTCAGAGTGATTCTGATGCGGAGGCAACCGAAGCGGAAATTCTCGCTGCTCTTGAACAGCGCGAACTTCTTAAACTCCTAGACAAACGCTTGAAAGGCTAATCATGTCTAAAGAAATCATTGAAAAACTGGATGCCATCGAAGCTACCCAAGCTGAGAAAATCCAAGCCGTTGAGGCACAAATCCCCGCTGCCGTTGAAGCCGTGAAGGCTGAAATGTCGGAAATGGTTGCTGCTCTGGAAGCCAAAGTGGCCGCTGTGCAAGCCCCCGTGGTTCACCGCGAAAAAGCCAAATCTGTGCATCAAGACGTTAACCGCATGGTTAAAGAGCAACTGGCTGATTTTGCCAAGCAAGGCCGTATGCTTGAAAAAGAAATCAAGCTGTTTGAAAGCGATGCTCAATATGATGCATACCTGAAAGAAGCATCGGCTCTGACAGGTGGCGGTGATGGCAAAGGCGGTCGTACCGCTTATGACCCGGTGTTTGTGGCTCTGCGTTTGGCTAACCCCCTGCGCGACATCAGCCGCATTGTTGCCACCGATGGTTCTAGCTATCAGTTCCGGGCCAAAACGGGCGATGCTGGTGCAGCTTTTGGTTATGCCATCCAGAACAACGGCGCGGCAACGACTGAAAACACAACCATTTGGCAACTTGTCCTGAAAGACATGAACTGCCAGTTCCCCATCCGTACCGCCGCACTGGACGATATTGATGGTCTGGAATCCAACGTGGTTAGCGACATGCTGCTGGAATTTGCACAGCTTGAAGCACAGTCTATGATTCAGAACAACGACCAGACTTCTGGCGGCTACGGCGGCACAGACGGTCTGCGCGGTCTGGACCAATAC